ATTTCGCATAGCTTGCATAAATTGTAGAATATTTTGATTTAGCATTTATAAAGCCTCCTTCGATCAAAACTTGAATTCTTCGTTAGAAGTTTGTGAATGAGTTTGATCAGGACTCTTTTCTACAATATTAGTCTTAGCTAATGCCTAATTGAGTGCTTGCAGAGCGCGGTTGAATTCTTCTCGCGTTACATATTGCTGGGATAAATCAGCGGTAGTAGGAATTTCTTTTATCTCGTACATGTTTAGAGCGGCGGTTCCATCTATATTACATTGCTTTGTGTATATCTTCCCGTTGGCCAAATCGGGAAAGAACGACACGGAACCATCGAAATCTACTGTGGCTGCTCTTACTTCCTCCAAGCTTGACACCGGACGACCTTTTAGTCCTATTTGTTGCCTCGTCATTGTGTTTGCTGCTGGGGGATAGTAATAGTTTTGTGGTTGATATCCTGGCATTGCGACTAAACCTCCTTTTACCAAAAATTCCCGGAAAGAATTACCAATTTTTCTTTCCATGGGACTTTGATTTTTCTTATGGGAGATTTATCAGAGTTTGTCCAAAAATTTCCGGGAATTTTTGGCAATGGGCGAGTTACATTTATGAACCTCTCTGAATCTTCAAATATACTGAGCGGTAAAGGAGACAACAGAGAAAGGGATGATAATAGAATGGATTTTTTATCAATCTTTACCAACTACTGGCTACAATGGCTATTGGGCATCATAGCTGCTGGAATAGCATTTGGCGCGAAACACTATGTAAAGCTTCAAAAAAAGAGCTGGCAAGATAAGTGGGATAGCAGGGAAGCCTCGATAAAGACTGACATTATGGATAAATTTGACCAAAAAATTCAAGCACAGGTAGAAGCTTCTGATGAAGCAGACAAGAAGATAAAGAATGATATAGAAACCTTGACTACTGCGCTATCCAACGTGACACGAGGCATCTTATCAATACAGGGACGCCAGTTCTTGCATACCTGTCACCACTTGCTTGAACAAGATCACGTAATAACGATTGACGAATATGAAGCCTTCAATGATGATTATGACGCTTATAAGGCTCTAGGAGGCAACCATAGGGGAGACGTTTTATATAAGAGCGTGGTTGCAAAATTTGAATAGAGTTTGAAATAAGAAAAGGGCGAGAGTCTTGATTGACTCTCGCCCTTATTTTTGTTTTTATTTCTTATTCTCGTAAATCTGACTCTCAATTGCGTTTGTAATATACAGTGTAAGGTCAGGCATAATATTTTCGAGGTATATCTGTGCTTCTTCATCCAAGAGATTCAACACAGCGTCATAAGTTTGCTTGAATGCGGCCTTCTGCGCTTCTAGGTCAAACTTACCTTCCTTCTTTAACGCTTCAACATAGGTCTGCTGTGTTGCTAGTACACATTTAGTAATTGTGTCTTGAAGCATACCAATGTACTTCCAATACAATTCATTCTCTGTTCTCCCCTTGAGCTCCTCAGCTTTGGCCGCAATCCAAGAGACTGCGTACTTGGTAAGAACAATAAGAATGGGAATAATAACAACAGTAAAGATTGATGATAAAATATTCTACCACATAACAGTTCCTCCTCATGACCAGTCAAACATGCTATTCTTCTTCTTGATAATATGTTCTCCAATACAAATAGCATCGACAATGTCTTGTATTACATCAATATTATATTTATTTTTTACATACGCTTGCGCGCTTCGCTTCTATTCTGGACGTGTTTTTCCTTTGACTCCGAGTGTAGACTTCCATGTTCCAGCTAGTACTGCAGTGTTTTTGATTTCCATTTCGGTGAATAATTCATCACATACGCCAAATACTTCGGCAAGCACTTTGAATGTTGATACATTATCTACCTTGTGGCCATCCATGTAAATATCCTCAAAGGCTATTTCATCAATATCATAGTCAATAATAAGACTAATTACTCGCTTGCGGAATTCGACTAGACGTTCTCCAACATCATCCTATTTTAGTTCTATCTTGCCATAAGTTTCTAGCTTGTCGTCGATAAAAATCGCGTAGCCAGAGACGCGACTACTTTGGTCTAAGGCAAGCAATCTCATGCCGAGGTACTTCCCATTCCGCCGACGCGCACACCGCCAGCTTCATCATCTTCGGTAATAAGATATGGAAGAATAATACCTTGTCCAATGCGGTCACCGCGATGGAGTTCAATACGGCACGGACTTAGGTTGATAATTTGGAAAAAGATATGCCCTTCATTAGCCTCAGAGTTATAATAATCTTCATCCACTATACCAATCCCGTTGGCTAAAATAAGCCAATATTTCAAAGGACATGATGACCGTACAGCGAGTTGAAGATATGTACCATGATCAAGCTTACATTTGACACCTGTTGGAACTAACTGAGGACGGGCGCATACAGCCTTAGTCCATTTCTCCATTTCAGCCAGATTATAGGTATAAAAATCTTCATCAATAGGAGGAAAAGCTGCATATATGTCATTTATTTGCTCATGATAAGGGAATAAAATCATGTCCTCAGCTACGAAAAAATCATATCCCGCGCTACCATCAGTAGCTCTTTTAGGAAGTAGCTCTGGACAATCCTTATAATCAGTAACTAATTCAAATCGTGCCATTAGAATGTCGCCTCAAATTCCTTGACGCTATAATTCACGTCGATTTCAGAACCTGGTTCCTTTTCGTCATTGAATACCTTCTTAGCGGTTACTAATTGATATTCATCAAGTATCTCGCCTTTGGCCTTGATATATTTCGTCTTATAGCCAAAAGAAGCTAGGGTAAAGGTTGAATCATTTAGAAGCTATTCGTGTAGAGTTTCTACTTCATCTACGGTGCCTACACGATACACGGTAGTGTCGCTAATTACATACTTACTCATTTATTTTCTCCTTAATTTATAGAAAATTGTATATCTTTATTTTTGAAATTTGCGCTACGTTTCATAATATTGTCTTTGAGCTTATTCATGATAGCTATTGGGCCGTATAAGCTAATTGTATCTACATCATGCGCCGCGCAGAGTGCAGCAATATCTTTTGCTGCTCTAAAATCTTGCGTGGTTAGCTTTCCTATTGGAACATCATTATCCAGAAGGTAGATAACTTTATTGACGATGAAATCATTTGCGCCAGTATATACTATTTTTTTAGCCATGATAATACACACATCCTTCTTCATAGGGGAATAAAAGATACATCTTTACGCCTGTTCTGTTCTTGATCCAGATTTCAACATAGTCATTGCGGATTTCGTAACCTTTCATTTCTCCGATGTTTTTGATACATTCAACTAAAAGGTTATAGAAATTTTCATCTTCCTTTTCGTCATCACGTAAGAATAAAGTTACATAATGATAGTCATGCTGGATAAACATATATGTGTCGGCTTTGCAGAAATTATCTCTTATATCTCGCTTGAACTTGATGAAGTCGTTTTTTTTATAATCGGGCTGTTGCTCCATTAGAGATTCGTTGAGCTCCATGAGGGATACATTCAGCTTGCCTGCGGCCGGCGCACACCAATCCCCTCCATGGAATGTGAGCACCTTGTGTTCTGATGTGATAACGGCAGTATCACCTTCATGGAAGTCATGCATCATTTTTGGGATAGACCGCAATAACTTTTCGCTTTCATAGTTATAGATTGCCACTTTTTCACCAACTTTTTTCTTTTATTATATCATAAAAATTCTTCAAAGTAAAATAAGGAGATAGAGGGTTACTCTATCTCCTTATTATTTTTTAGGTCAATAATGCGCTGGTTGCGGCTGCCGCGCATTTTGAGCGTTATGTCTCTTTGTTCATGTATGTATGGACCATCTACCAATACATCGCAATTTGATAAGATGTAATCTACATAATTATCCTGACGAGCTATCAAATCTTCATACAGATAGCCTGTCCAGATAGTGATTTTAATATCTGGTAGAGTTTCTTTGACTGTCTGAATAATCAAGGAAGTCAAGAAAAGATTCTCTTTACAAAGTGGTTCTCCACCCATTATGGAAAGGTTTCTTTGGACTCCGTTTGCGGTTAGGAGATTTATTAGATGTGTGAGAGTGTCATTGGTGAATTCTTTACCACCATCGAAAGACCACGTCTGCGGGTTATGACAATGATCGCAATGGATCGGACACCCTTGAACAAAGAAGCTGACATTTACTCCTTCTCCTGCGGCTATGTCGTCCGGAATGATGCCTGCGTAACGCATTACTCCATCACTCCTACATGCTTTATACGATGCTCCACTTCATCCTATTTGCCGAGGTTGAATGCTGTGCGGTAGTTGCCGGTAAGGTATCCCGTCACGCGCCGCAGTTGCTGTATATTGCTTCCGCCGCAAATAGGACACTTATCATTGATTTCGCCTTGGTATCCGCAATCAAGACAGGTATCGGAAGGAACATTGATAGCAAAGTAAGGTATATCATGGTCCATAGCATAATTGACGATTTGTTCCAAAGCTTTTGTATTATGTACCGCAGAAGCATCAAGTTCTACATAAGTAATACATCCAGCACTTGAATATCCTGTTAGCTAGCTTTCAATATCTATTTTATCAAAGGGGGACATTTGATGCCACACGGGTACGTGCATGCTATTAGTGAAGAAGTCTTTATCACTCACTTTTGGAATAATTCCATATTTCGCTCTAAATTTTTTCAAAGCGGTATAACAAAGATTTTCTGACGGAGAGTAATAAACACCAAAGTTTAGGTGGTACTATTGTTTGAACTCCGCACATCTTTCTTTGAATAACTACTCAATACGCTTTGCCAGCTCCATACCTTTTGGTTTGGTATGATCGCAGTCAATCAAAATTTGTAAGCATTCAGCAAGACCTAATTGTCCAATGACGATAGTCCCATGGCGTAATGCACTCTGAATTCCCTCTTCTGGATGATAGCCAAGCATAGTATGATTTTCATACATAAACTTTGCTGAATCAGCACTTTGTGAGCAAATCCAACTATATCTTTCAAGAAGCATATCTTTTGCCTCATGGATTTTTTTATCTAGTAATTCCATGAAATTATCAATTACTTCCTAATCAAATAGTTCATCGGACATACTAGCTACTCCATTAGATATAAAGATGAAGTTACCATCAAAAATAGCCTTGTCTTTCGCCATCATAGCAAGAGTTGGCAAGATAATAGTTACTGGGCAAATGTTACCTCGCCCATCTTTTGTTTGTGGGTTGACCCCTGGTTCAGCATTGATGTCTGTTCCGTTTGCAGTTCTACACGTTATATTCCGATGTTACCATCGGCACTGACTATATCTTCTATCTTACGATAGTCTTCCGCTTCGAGCTGGTGCCTATCTCCAGCCCTACTCCCTTACATTCATCAGGGATAGTCGATACACTTTATTTAGCATATTCTATAATAAAATCTTTATACTATTCATGTTGCCCTTTTAGAATTGCAGATAATACCTGTCTTGAACAATGAGAATATCCTCTATCTTTTAGTTTGTCTTCTGCTTCTCGTAAACTATGAAAATAATATGTGTTTTTATTGACGTAATCAGTTACAACAACTTCTCTTCCTTTGCGTTTGGTTGTCCCTTTTAGTGAGTAGTCTACTGGATATTCGGCGTTTTCATAAGCAATTAACCATTCATTTTTATAAAGACATTTGATTTGACCCAAACAGCGACGAGAACAAAACTAATGATTACTTTCATTGAAAAATTTTTGCATTTCAGATTGACTAGCAAAATGATATTCTTCATTTGTTCTAATATTTTTACATTTTACGCTAGTAGCTTGTGGATTTTTGCCACCTAATTTACTTTCGCGTATTTTTTGTTTTATTACTTCCATTTCTTCAGTAGTTTTATTTTGATAAGTATTTCCCCCGCTTTTATAAGTCGCATCAGTTTCGTTATATCCATTATGTAAAGCATCATAATATCTAATCCAATACTACTCTCTTGGGGTAAGATCTTCTTCATCTTCTACAATATCTATTATCTCTGCAATAAAATTATCAGGACCATATTTTCTGATAGCCCTAGCAAAATGAGTATCTAATACATTATTCAATGCATCATTACAATGGCGTCTCCATCGTTCTTCTAGTGAATTGATGGTTTGACCAATATACATTCTACCGTTGATTTTATTAGTTATTTTATAAATAATCATTTTATCCTCCTAAAATAAAAATATTATTGCCTCCATATTATTATGAAAATGTGCGGCATCTTTTTATTTTAGTTTGGCCAAAAATTTGCTAAATTTTAGCACGGTCTCATCCCAGTGGGACCTAACCGTTAGCCCGCCTTTTACCATTTTTTTCCGGGATTTTTTGGTAAAAAGCAGACACCCTCGGGCGAGGTTCAAAAGATTTTACATGAGCTGTAGTTTTCGCTTACCCATGGTACTGAAGTATGTACGCGGGTCGTTTTTATCATATCCTGCGTTTCCTGACCAATCTACGTTAGCGTAGTTAGGATATAACCTTTTAGCGGTTGATTCCAATGCTAGTTGATATAAGTCATAGTTCGGGTCTCCTGGCTCACGATTTACACCTTTCATACATTGAAAGATTTGACAGGGAAATATACTTGTCTTATGAAGCTTGCCAAGACCTTCAATGGATACGTCTAGTAAAGCCTTAGTTACCATGCGGCCTTCGGGTAAGGTACAAGTACCGAAATTCACCGAGGTAAAAGGCAACTAGTTACCTGAGCGTGACTAGAGGGTATTGAGATTGTGGAATAGTCCTTCTGCACCCTATCGGACCTCTCTTTCCGTCATATCCATAGCATACTCCCAAGCGTCTGGATGTAATTCACGAAATTCTTTATCATCAAAATGAATTAGACTATCGGGATGCGCTTCATCATGTGCCAACCACTTTCTAAATCTTTTTGCTTTATATTCAGATTTTCCTTCTATATATACTAAACCATCTTCTATGTATTTTACAAAGCTCTTTCTGACGTATGGTACTAGCGTCCAATCTAGATGTGTCGCAGCTACACCACCAAACTATTGTAGCGACTGTAACTAAAAAATCACGGCAACTAGCTAAAATGCTGTATTGACGCTATTTGCGGGCCGCACGTCGGTTTGGCGAGTATTGAAACCATTAGCTAGTAAGTCATCGAATGGGATACTCAGGCAGTTGTGATCGCCTGTGGCATAGTGGTCCAAGTCATGAATATAGACCATGTTGCCTTCATGGTTTTTTCTTGCCATGGGAGAGACTAAATAATTCAAAGCATACTACTTTGTCATTACGCTTGCGGCTTCACCAATACGTCCGCCAAAAGAGTGTTCATCGACATTTGCATTTTGGTTCTAAACATCCCGCGCTTCAAGTTTCTCTCCAATAGCATCAAAGAAATCACTTTTGACTTCCCTAGCTATTTCTTTCTTGTATCTATATCGAACATAAGCTCTTGCTACATCTGCATACTCAGAGTGCATCAAATCATTTTCTACCCAATTCTAAATAGTCTCTACATCTATGAGCATTGGGCTTGCTTTGACGGTTTCTTCAATATCGGTAGCAATTTGCTCTACAAAAGCATCATGGTAACAATCTCCTTCAACTTCAATAAAGGCCGCTGAGATAGCGGCGATTATTTTATCTTTATCGAAAGGAACTTTGGTGCCATCACGCTTTACAATATAATATTCTACCATTTATTGTGTTCCTCCTTATTTAAATATTTTAAGGTCATCACAATATTTAGTTTTTCTTTTCTTGTGTTTTACTAGATTTGCCCAATTCAGCTTTCAAACGATTAATATACCATACAGCCTTATCTAAATCTTGTTCACCATTCTTATATTTCCAGCGCCATAAATATTTAATAGCGTTTGCGGTGCATACTGCCTCGATACCTTCAAGACCCGTGGTGGCGGCCGCAAGTGCATCTATACATTCAATACCGCCGGCAGTATAATGGGCAGGATGATTAACCATATCAGATTTCTAGTTTGTTATTTTCTATTTGAAACTAGGGTCCTCACATCTTTCAATGTCTCCATGGCAATCCACAAATGGAGCACCTTTCATTCCAAAGCAACTATTATTTTCATGATAATATTTACATATACTCATTTATCTTTCTCACTTTCTTGTATATATATCTAATATGGAGATATATAAAACATTTCTGGTTTGTAATCAGCATATGACACTGTTCTTTTTTGATAATAAATTTTTATATCTTGATTATTACTCAAACAATACCAGTGATATTTGATAGTTGAATATCTCTTTGAAAAACGATATTCCTAACCAGGCTTCACAATAATATTTTCTAGTATCATTTTTTCCAATGGAATTTCAACATAAGCCCCATAATCGCCAATGACAACGCGAGAATATCCATAGGCAACTAGATGACCTAAATTATCATAGATTTTACAATCCATATTTCCATTTATATCAAAACAACTAGGTAAATCTGCCAAGTAGATAGCCCTCTGCTTGGCAGATAATTCTTTGCTCAAAGGTCTATATTTATATTTTTCAACTAATTCTTCAATCGTCATTATTAGACCTTTCTGTTGTCAACACTAAATCTGTGCCATTGATAATTTGGT